ACATTCCAGCAAGAAACTGTTTCCAAGTAATTGCACTTTTAATTTGCCAGTCACGTGCTTTAATTTGACCAAGAACTGACTCAAGAAAGTATATCATTGTTTCTAGATAGTCAATTTTAATCTTCAATGTATTTAGTTCTGTATCACCAGAAAGAAATTCATCCATTTCATTCTTTAATGGTTTAACACCTTGCCATTGTTCCCAACCAAGTTGTGTTAATTCATCACGTGATAATTCACCACGATATAATCTAAATTTATTTTTACGGAGAATGTTACAGTCAGAACTTAATTTAGTATGTTTAAGTTTGACATTGACAAGTAGCTTTAAATACTTAGCGTGGAGTTTAGGAGTAGCTGTGGTAGTTTCACCAAGATAATTATCATCTATTTGGCAATCAATATCCCACTGTTCTTGCAATTGTTCTATATTCATAATAACCTCAAAATAACATTATACTACAAAACTGCAATAAAGTCAAATTACTTATGCAAACTTATAGTGGCCAAATTTAAATGTTGCACTTCCAACTACATATGATACATCAACATTAGTAGATGCAAATGTAATAGTTTCTAGAGAAGTTGGGAAAGCATCATAGAATGTAACAGTTCTAATTACATTATTATTTGAATCTAAAATTTCTAAAGTTGCATCAGATAAATTTTTTGCAAGCTCAGCATATTGTGTAGTATCACCAGCAAGCAATGTTGTGTATTGCGTATATGATTCTGGAAATCCTAAAGCAACAATCCAATTATATATTATATTATAATTTAACATATTCTCATCAATTAAGAAATTAATGACGAGTGGATCATATGATAATGTATCACCTGGAATTGGTTGTGTTGAAAATGGTGTAGAGAAAGTAGGTTCACCTAAAGAAATACCAGGCAAATTAGCTTGCTGACAAAAGAATGTAACATTGGCTGCTTTAGATATACTAAAGTTGAACCCATTTGGCGATAGTGGATTTAATCCAGCTGGAATAGAAATAGTCATATAGTTATTTAGGAAGAAAAAAAGGAGCCGAAGCTCCTTTTTTAATTACTTATCGTTTTACCGATTCTAACTATTACAATAGGTTAGAAACAGTTACACGACGGTAGTAGTAGTTCTTATTAGCGATCAAGTCACCAGTAGTACCAGATGCGTCATCCAAGTCAACGAATGGGTTAGCAACCATACCGTAACGTGTCTTGAAACCAATTTTAGGTTGGAAGCTGTTAGGATCAACAGCACGAACCATTTGGAGAGGCACGTATGGGCAATAGAACAAGCCAGCGTCAAACGCTGATTGACCTTTGTAACCAACTACGAAGAACTGTGAAGCGGATACGTTTGATGAATATGGGTCAACATAAACTTTGTACTTACCGTTTAGAACACCAGCGAAAGTAGTAGAAGTATCATCAACAGTTAGGTTATTCTTACCAGATAGACCTGATTGATAATCTAACACACCAGCCATTGCTAAAGCAGAAGCAACGTCAGCTGAAGTAATGATAAAGTTACCACGACCACGACGAGTTTGTTGACCGATAGCATTAGCTTCACGTTCGATTTGGAACATTAGACCTTTGAATTTCTCAACAGACCAACGACCATTAGAGTCAACGTCTAAGTCAAAAGTACCAGCAGTAGCAGTACCAACAGCAGCACCAGCAACAGCAGTACGATAAACTGTACGAACAACTTCACGGTTGATTTCAGCAAGGATCTCAGTAGAGAGGATATTGCTTAATTCGCCTTCAGCGTCAAGACCATGAACTGCTTTTAAGTCTTGTGCAAGTTCAACTGAGTATTCAGCTTTAAGAGCACGAGTCTTAGCAACTACAGAAGTCTTTTCGATTGAGAAAGACATAGCACCGAAAGAACCATCACCAGAACCACCTTGGCCAAGACGCTCAGCAGCAGCAGTAGTAATACCTGTACCTGCAGCAGCATCACCACCAGCAGCGGAACCAGACTGAGTACCAGTACCAGCGAAAGCAGAGTTTGCTTCGTTGAACAACGCTTCAGTACCACCTTGAGTGCTGTAACGTGATTTCATTGCGAAAATCAAACCAGTTGGTTGAGTCATTGGCTGAACACCAGCGATATCGTAAGCGATAAGTTGTGGCATTGCACGACGTACTAGGCTGATCAATACTGGATCAAACTTAGCGATACCGCCAGTGTCACCATAAGAACCAACGCTGTTAGCTGGAGCTGCTTCGAAAAGAGCTTCAGATTGTTTTGCCATTTCTTTTTCTTGGTTCTCAAGAAGAATAGCAGTAACTTCACGTTTGTAATTTGATTCGATTGGAGCAGAACCCTCGTGATTTAACACGGGTGCCCATTTTTCCATTAATTGTTTGCGATCCATTTTGGATTTCCTTTTTTTAAAAAATTTATTTATTGTTGAGTGCTGATAGGTATGCAGACATTTTTGGGTCTACAGATTTTGATCCAGCTTCAGTGATAACTTCAACTGGAGTATCAGTTACAACGGATGTTACACCTGATGTAGTTTTAATAGTGAAATATGATTCACGTAAAGTCTTCACTTTAGTTTCATAAGATTCAGCATCTTCATAAGCTACTTCAGCCACTAGACCAGCAAACTTTTCAGCTTCTGTATCAGTCAAGCCTTCGCTTACAGTTTTAACGATATCGTTACGCTTTGCTTCATTAACTGTTTTAGTTAATTCAACATTAGCAGCAACTTGCTCGTCAATTTTAGATTTTAGTTCATCAATTGTGTTTTCCATTTCGCCAAGTAGGTCATACTTTTCTTCTGGAATATCAATATAATGTTCTTCGAATAGACCTTTCAATCCTTCAACGAATCCTTCTAAAATATCAGACTTAATACCACGATCAAGGGCAATTTCATTCTGTGTCATCCACTGCTCAGCAATATAGCCGAGATATCCATCAACTTGTTCAACAATACCCTCAATTTCTTCAGCAATAGTATCAGCTACTTTTGCTTCGAACTCTTCTTCTAAACGAGCAACTTCAGCAGTTACACGTGACATAACAGCAGCTTCAAAAATTGTAGCAGCTTTAGTTTTAAATTCTTCTGAAAGTTCTTCATCGCCTAACATAGCATCGATATCTTCTTTCATACCTTTAACAGCAGTACCTTTGCGAACTGGAGTTTGATCACCAGCAACTGCACTGCTATTAGCAGGATTTAATTTTTTAGTAGTTGCACCAGCGATTTCATTTTCATGATTTACGTTGTTACGTGCATTATCTGGGTTTGGTGTTTCGCCACCATTTGGCACATTATTTTGTGCAGAACGGATAGGTGTTTGATCACCAGAAGCAGCATCTTGTTTAGCGGAATTGCTTCCACCTTCTTTACCTGCAAATTTTGCTTCATCTACTTGCTCTTGCTTTGATTTAGATTCTGCTAAAATTTCAGCGATTTTTTGTTCGATTGACATCTTTTTCTCCTAACTGGATAGTTCTATTATTTATTTAGTTTTTATCTGATTTTACTCAGAAAGTGTTGGAAAGCCTGAATCTTTGCTTCCTCTAGATTTCTAGAAGAAGTTTTCTTAATGAAAGATTTTACCTCTTCAATATTTTGTTCCACAAACTTTCCATCAACAAATGTCCATTCCTTACCTTCCATAATACCCCTGACGTAAGCATCTGGAGCAGAAGGATCGGCAACGATATCAGCTGCAGTAGACAGCATAAAATCGTCCTGAACAACTTGAACACCCTCATCGTTAGTTTTGAGTGAACCCATTGCTCTTGAAGAAACACCAAGGTTTGCGCCACCTTCTAAAAGACCTTTAGCGATTTGACCCATTGGAGTATCTAAAATTTTAGCACGACCAATATAGTTCGTACCTTCTTTACGTAAAGAAGTAATCATATGCGATACACGATCAAGATTAATACCTGGACCTTCTGGGTGACCGAGTTCACCGTATGCGCGATTCATCTCTACTGCTTCTTTTAAGTAACGACCAACTTCACGATCCATTGTACTTTCTTTGTACATACGACCATTGCGATTTTTAATTTCTGATTGAAGGAAAACACCTTCAATAAAATATTGTTTTGGTTTGCCTAATTTTTCTTCAACGATTACGTTAGTTGTGTCGTAGACTTCTCTAATTAGTTTCATGATTAGCTTCCTACAGTAGCAACGTCGTCATAAGCACCATAAGTAGCAGTTTCTACTTTAGTGTCCCAACCAGCAAGTTTACGTAAAGTAATGTAACCAGTTACTGCAGCAGTTCCAATAGTAAATACTAAATCTAATGTATTATTAACGCTATCAGAAAAACCATTTGTTGTCATATCAAAGTCAATCGCAGCACCTGGAGACCCTTGGAAAATGGCAATACCACCTCTTGTAATTGTTAAATTAGAGTTAGTAAGACCAGATGCCATAATTCTAATCATATTAACTGCAGGAGCAGCAGCATTTCTTGCTTGAGTAGAAGCACCCAAGCCAGCAATAGTAATTGTACCACTATCAGTGGCATTGCCAGTGAATTTAATAATAGTTTCTTGGTTGACATTTCTAAGAGTGTCAAATCTAATAGCAGCCATTTATTATTCCTCTATTTGTTCAAGCACATGAAAGAAGTTCTCTTTTGACTCTCTCATATACTCAATAATCTCTGTTTGATTATCTAATATCTTATTTAGGATATCTTGAGTATCTTCATTAATTGCAACAGTAGAATTATCCGCAAGAACATAGTGTAATTTACCTTCTACCATTATATCAAGTTTATTCAATGAACGAATCTTTTGTACAACTGGATCAACGCTAAACATATTTGAAGAAGCAAGTTCAATGTATGATTCTATTAATGTATCAGTAACTTTAATATCGTAATATTCTTTAATAATACTAGCCACTGTATTTTCTGAAATTTCTTGGTATGTATCTTTTGTTATTTTATCGGCTAGTTGATGTGTAGCGTAATCTTCTTTAATATAGTTTCTTGCTTCTTCAATCGTTTTATGATCAGTAGATAAACCATTAATTAAAATTTTACCTTCGTTAGTTTTTTCAATTAACTGACGATAAGACCAAACACGTTCGACAATGCTGGTATTTTTAAGAGAAGATTTTAATTCGTAGTAGTTCATTCTTCTTCTGTTGGTTCTTCGCTTGATGTTTCAGTTTCTTGATTAAACATACTTTGCGCAATGTCATTGCGTCTATCATCTAAACGAGCAGAAATCTTTTCTGCCATTGCGTCATTAAATGCGCTTTCAATTCCAGTTGCATCTTTATTAATAATCGCTTGCACTAAATCTAATGTACTCATAATATCTCCTTATTGACCACTTGGTTTTGGCGCATCAGCAGTTGGAGCTTCCAGTGCTTGAGGCGCATTCGCTTGTAAATAATTTTGTTGAGCAGCTTGTGTGGCACCAGCCAATTCACCAGTTCGCTCAGCATCACTCTTATGATACTCTTCATCAGTATCTATTTGTTTCTGCATTTCTGCAATTTCATCTTCTGTTAATTGGAGAACATTTTTACGAACCCAATCCATAGAATAAAATTTACCAAGATATGGCTCAATCATTTGTAGGGTATTTAAACGACCCGTCAAAATTTCATTATCTTTTAATTCTGCATAATGATTATCTTCAACATAATTATAACGTATATCTTGTTTAATTAAATCCCATTCTTCTGGGCGCATAATATTTTTTGCTATTAACTGAACACGCAGTGCATCAGTAAATACATGACTAAACTTTTGGCGTAGTCTTACAATAAATTTATTAAACTTAACTTCATCACGACTAATTTCTTGAGCACGACCAATACTAAAACCTTGTTGCTCTTGCAAACGACCAATTGGAACATTCAGCGCACGATATAACTTTTGCTGGAAATATTCAATATCATTAATTTCCCCTAAATTCTGTCCACCTGGAAGTGTGGTAATTTCAGTACCCTTACCACCTTCACGACGTGGCATCCAGAAATCTTCCATCATACTTAGGTGACGACGATCATCACGCACTTCGCCAGTAGTTGCATCATAAACAATCTTATTACGGAACTTGTTCATGATGTCATTAACATACTGCTCAGCTTTTAGTTTTGGTAGGTTACCTACGTCAACATAAAATATTCTACGTTCAGGAGCACGACTAATACGATAGATAACTAAACTATCTTCAATCATCTTTAACTGATTAGTTGGCTTAATTGCTTTATGCAAATAAGACATCATCATACCAGTGTTAGCGTCTAAAAACCCAGATGGTGTATAAACAACAGAATCAAGAGATAGTTTAACACCTTGAGTTGTTTGTTCAGTAATACCTTTGTCATTATACAAATAATATTCTTGAACTTCTTTTACTACTTCAACACCTTGAGGAGTTCTTGACTTAACTACGTTTTTAATCCTACGAATCTTGCGTGGATCAATATAGCGTAACTCAACAATTCCTTGTTTTAAATTATTTTCATCTAATAGAATATGATAGTAAACACGACCATCAACATACCAAGTTCTAAAAATCTCATGACCACGTTCTTGGAATTTTAATAGTTTAGTTATTGTATTAAATTCAACACGAATCTTTTTCTTAATAGGTTCAGAAACATCAACGTCATCTAAATTAATAGTGACTATTTGATCTTCTTCATCGTATACAATTGATTCACTAACAATATCTTCAATTGCGCCATCACAGTCACTATAAGTAGCAACTTCACGATAACGACGAATAAGGTCGTTTTCATTTTTAATGACACCATCTAAGTCCATGACCATACCATAGTAACCACCAGCATTTACACCAGTGTTTACTACAGTAGATCCATCTTGAGGATTAGGAGAGACAATACTGTCTAACTCCCTTTCCTTTTTGCGAAGTATCTCAAATCCAAATAATTGCATTATATAAAACCCTTCAGTTGTTTAATATTAAACTGGGAAGCTACCAACTGGAGTGTCAATAGAAACATTAACACCAAATCCAGCAGAAGCACCAGTAGCAGATGTAAAGAAGTTGTATTGGAACTCTACATCAAACTGTTCAATTGCATTTTGTTGTTCGTAATCTAAACCAATAGCAGAAATTACTGTTGGGTAAGCATCAACAAATTTATAGGTTTTGATAATTGCACCAGAACGATCTAACTGATGGACTTGTAGATCAACTTGGTAATCAACTGGATTAACACGACCAGAAGTAGTGTCATAGTTTTGAATACCAGATTGCCACTGTTCTAGTGCATTACGAATACCAAAAGTAGTATCGTTATAGATTGTAACAGTCCATGGTTGGAAGTTACGCTCACCAGCAAAGTTTACTGGACGACCACGATAGAGAACACCAATGTTCTCAATAGTAGAAGCTGGTAACTGAGCAGCTTTACACAAGAATTGAGCACGTTGTCCAGCGATTGGACCTAGTGTAACAAAACTTGGGAATGTTAATTCAACACGGAATTGATTTGGGCGAGCACCGCCACCCAACATCTGCGCTTTAAAATCAGCAATATTTGCCATTTAATTCTCCTTAGTTCTTTCTTTATTTATCTTTAATTACGCACCGATTTCAGTAAAGCTGATGCTTGAGCGAGCAGCGATAAAGTTCAGAGTAATAAAGTTAATAGAACGAGCTGGCTTAACATAGATATCAGCAACGAAGTTATTTGAATCAATAACTTGACCTGTGTTGTTTGTACTATCACATACAACAACGAAATCAGTAATACCACGACGACCTTGAACAGTACGTAAGAATGGTTCTACCAAGTTGCGGAACTGTGCTTGTGTAAAGCTGTCGTTAAATTCAAACAACTGGAATTTAGCAGCAGTTGCAATTGCTTTTTCTAGAACGATAAACAAACGACGTACGTTAATGCGATCGAAAGCAGATGGTTTAGCCAATAGTGTTTTATCGCCAAATAGAACAGTACCTGAACCTGGGAAAGTAACAACTGGATTTACACCAGCTGCATATAGAAGGTCACGATCTGCTTTAGTTGGATTAACTGCTAATTTAACTACGTTCTTGATTTGACCACGATTTAAACCACCTGGAGAGAACCATGGATCATTAGTGTTATCAGTGCGAGCACATAGACCAGCAACGTCACCATTTAGCGGAATAAAACGATATTTGTCATTGTAACGATCATACTGATACTTATAACCAGAATCCATAACAGCATAAGATGTTGAAGATAATAGATTACGATAAGCAATAATTGCATTAGTTGCAGTAGAACCAGTTCCAATAATTGGTGAACCAGTTGAAGTATCTTGAGGTGAAACAAATGCTACACAATCAAGACGTGCTTCACAAACACTAGAAATAACATATTGAGCAACAGTTGCAGAAGCAGCACCAAGTGGGCACAAACTAATATCATATTGAGAATCATCAGCAAATAATGCCCATGCATTTTGTAATTGACCATCAGTAGCTGCCAGATCATCAACACCACCACTTAATGAGCGAGTAATTGCTGCAGTTAATGATACAAAAGTAGTTCCACTTGCGCCAACTTGAGAAGCAGTTCCCCAGTTAGTTCCAGTAGTTGGATGATCCATCCAATAAACATACTTAGAAGTACTATTAATTACATTCTTATAGTAATTGTTTGTACCATTAGATTGTTTAGCATCTGACGCTTTAGAAACATATGCAAATTTTTCTAAAACTGTTCCAGGTGCACCAGTCCATAAACCATCTTGGTCAATAACTACAACGTGTAGTTCATCATTAGAACCAAGAACATTTGCCACATAAGGAGAAGTGCTTGGAGCAGTTGGAAACTGACTAGCATATGGCCAGGAAGTAGTTGCGGTACCAGTACCAGTACCAGTACCAGTTGCAGTAAATGAAGTACCTACTGTATTATTAGCAGAACCAATTAGAGTAAAATCAGTAGTACCAACAGTAGCAATTTTATAAGTTTGGCCAGAGACAAATGCACCAGCAGTAACATTATAGTTTGTAAATGTAGCTGAGTCAGCCATAGATACTAATAAAGAGTTACCAAAAGTTCCTGGATATTTTGCAGCAAATTCACCGTAAACACCTTCACCATTTGAAAAAGATGATAGATAATCGGAACTATTATTAATCTTTACACCAGCAGTAGTAATATTCGAAGTAAAACTAGCACCAGTACCAACACCACCAGTAATATTAATACTTGGAGCAGAAGTATAACCAGTACCTGGATTAGTAATTGTAATACTATTAATAGTGGAAGCACCAATAGTTACTGTACCAACAGTAGCACCAGTACCACTACCAGAAATAGTACCAGTAGGTGCAGAAGTATATCCTGAACCAGCAGTAGTAATTGTAATAGCAGTAACAGCACCAGCAGTAACAGTACAAGTACCTGCAGCAGCAACACCACCAGCAACCTGAGGCGCAGAGAATATTACAGTAGGAGTACCAGTATAACTAGTACCGCCAGCAAGAACAGTGGCAGCAGTAACAGAACCACCAGAAAGAATTGCAGTACCAGTGGCATTAATACCACCTGAAATATTTGGAGCACCAAAAGCTACGGCTGGAACTGATGTATAACCAGTACCAGCAGCAATTTTATTAATCGAAGTGACTGTGCCTGATTGTGAAGAAACTGCATTTCTAGCAGCAGTACAATCAGTACGAGCGATTAAAAGTGCATTAGTGTAAGATAGGAAGTTCGCTGCAGTAAAGAAAGATTGCGCATTGGCATCAACTGGCTTACCAAATAGAGAAACTAATTCGTTCTCTGAAGTAACCTGAATTGGGGACATAACTGGACCCCACTGGAAAGCACCAGCAAAAGCACCACGACTAGTGGATACAGCTGGAACGATCGCCGAAAAATCTTTTTCTACGACTGCAACGCCTGGAGATAATTGGAAAGGCATTGTAATTCTCCTTGTTAATAAGTTTTACTTTTAGACAGAAATCTTGTCTACCATTTATTTAGTTTTTATCAGTTTTCTCAAAAATTAAGTGGTTCTTTATCGCCATTTCCATCATCATAGAACCCAAACGGAGTAAGTTCATCTTCAATCGCTTGAATCTGCTTTTCGTACATAATTGTTCTTAGGTTTATGTTATTTAGGTCTTTAAAATAAGGCTGAGTTGTAAGCCATCCAAAGAGAACTAAAGGCATAACCAAATCATCATGATAACCTTCATCTGCTTCATAAGATCCTTTTTTCTCAATAAAAGTAGAGATTTCCGAGATCGTATCCGCATCAGTAATTAATAGTTTATTTTCCTCGACTAAAGACTTGAAATTATGACATCCAATTCGTTTAATCTTTTTATCGGTGTTAACCCCTAATTGAGTTTTACCACCACCGAAACCAGCACCAACATATTGCCCAGTTGTATGACGATTTACAAACAAGATATTCTCATACTCTAATTCATTATACAAGATATGGGCTACTTGTTCACTAATATTAATCTCTAATAAAATATACGCTTCATTATATTCTTTACCTACTTTATATAGTATGTTAGGATACAACAAAGGACTAATATCGTTTTTTCTATATTTTGCAACAATTCTATATGGCGATTCAGTAATATCCATTACTTGGAAAGCTGAGTAGTCACCACCAACACCTTTTGCTACGTCTGCCACTAAACAATATGTATGACCTTTTTGTGGTCTTACATAAACATCTAATCCATCTTTTTCATGTATCTTTGGATCTATTGGCATCTTGGCAATAACGTCCGCAGAGATTAAAGTTAAACTAGAACCGAGAAACTTACAAGTTACTTCTTGGTTATATTTAAGTTCACCAAGCATGGCTTTCTGTTCAGCTGCCCACTTCTCATCACGACCTGGAATTTCCCAATAAGGAATAAACAATGGAGTAAAACCATTACGTCCATTCTCTGCATCATTCCAGAATTTCCAAAAGTGATTATAACCAAGTGGTGTTGAACTTAGTAGAATCTTTGTTGTTTCACCTGCAGAAATAGTAGGGTAAACTGACGTAAAAAATTCTTCGGCCACGTTGTTTGGAATAATTGCAGCTTCGTCAACGTATAACATATTAACAGACTTACCACGAATACCAGAAGTAGAAGTAGCAGCAGTAAATACCTTTGAACCATTTTCTAATTCAATATCACCTTTGTTCCAAGTAGTGACACCTTGTTGCATCCAAATAGGAAGCATCTCGTACATCGTTTGGTAACGATCTAAAACTTCTCTTGCAGATGGAGCTTTGTTTGCCAAAATCGCTACAGTTTTATTCGCTTGGAATAAAGTATACCATAAGATATATGCGGCAGAAGTAGTTGTCTTACCTTGTTGACGACCTTCCATAAGAATAATACGTCTATTATTATGCATAACATGTAACTTATTCTTCTGACACGGATATAATTTAAATAACTGAAGACCATGGTCAAGAGTAACAATATAACAATAAGTTTCAATAAAATAGATATAATCTTGAGAACATTTTATATACTCTTGAATATTGTCTGGTGTAAAATCAACCTGTACGCCAGCAGCTTTAAGATTTGAGTTCGAATTGTATATTTCAGCCATTATATATTTCTATTCAATTATAAACCTTGTCCTGTCCAAATTTCAGAAGTTACTGTTTCAGTAGTAACATTACCAGTAGCATTATATTTTCTTCCAGCGCCATTAACTTGATCTTGTCCAACATTTGCATTAACCTGAGTGATAACACCCTGACTAGAAACTGGACCATATAGATTTAATTTCATTTCAAAATTAAGTGTATGTGTAACATATCTTCTATCAGTAAATGTACCATCATATTCATCAACAACAGATACGCTATTTAAAATAACAGGAACATCCATAGTAATTCCCATTTCAGGAACCATGTTAACCTGAAGTGTATATTCTGGACTAAAGGTAGGAAGAATTTGTTCAATAATTTGTAAACCATCTTCCTGAGTCTTAGTTACAACATATAATGATAAATCTAAATTATATGGAACAGGAGTATATACTGTTGGTTTGGTAGAATTAGCAGCATCAGTTTTAATTTGTTGCATTCTATTAAGTTTACGAGATGAATCATAAACATATCCAATAATTTCAAAAGATATTCTTGGCAATGTAGTCATTACCGTATGATTCTCAATATCTTGTTGTTCATCAATACGTAGTAACCACTTTTCTTTTGGAGCATATGAAATAGGAATTTGTAATCTCTGTAGAGTTGTGCCAGTAACAGAGTCACCCTGTTTACGATCAATATAGATGTCGCTGAATAAACGACCAAAGGCAACAATAGCTTTTCTTATAGAACCATGATAATAAACATTTCCATCTAACATTATTTAATTTCTCCGAATGGATTCTGTTCATTAAAATTTAACACACCAACTGAAGCAGATTTAAAGGTATTATTATCTCCAAACCCATTTGTATCAATATCAATATCGATAGTAGCAGTTGCTGCAGCCAGCGTTCCACTACCAGAGAATGTAATTGTTGGAGAAGTTACGTAACCAGTACCACGATTAGTTACTGTAATACTATTAACATGACCACCAACTACAGTTGCAACTGCTGTTGCTCCAGTACCAGTATCGCTTACGATATTAACTGTTGGAGCAGTGGCGTAATTAATCCCAGAATTAGTTATTGTTATAGAAGTAACCCCACCAGTTGGATTTCTTGTAGTATTTGTTGAGAAAGTTTTTAATGTTTCAAAAGAGTCAATATCAGCAACACCAGTATCAATACGCTCAGAAGCATATTGGAATAGATCAACTTGAAGTTTATATGTGTATAATTTACCAAGTTGATAGAATGGATTTTGGTGTTCAACAAATTTAATTTCGTACAAGTCACCAGCCAATGGGTAATAAATTAAATCACCCTCACATGGTCTTGATGGAACAATAGTTTCACCATAACGACCAATAAACTGTCTCCAGCGTTTACGAGCAACTACTAATGTTGCAGATTGTTCAACAACTAAACCAAATTTCTGAATAAATGTACCAGATCCACCGAATGTATCAATATTTTCAAAATACATTTCAATTGGATATGCAGTTTTAAATTCACTTAAACGATCTTCACCCAACACACTATCTTTAGAGACAAGTGTTCTTGGTATGTAGAACATCTCATTACCATAAATCTTTAAAGATTCAATAATAAGATTTTCTATAAGAGTTTGTTCACCCGAAATTCCTTGAGTGAAATATGGGTTTGTTGTTGGATTGCTCATTTTATCCTAAGAAAAATTCTAGAGGAGCAGATTTATTTTGAAGTTCATCTTCAAGTGTTTGGATCTCAACCATGGCTTCATCATAGGTATCTTTACCATTAAGAGTAACGCCACCTGGAAGTTGTAGACCACCAAATTTTTTCATATTAGTTCCCCACTGACGCTTAAACTGCGCAGTGCAATAACGCTTAATCCAATTCTCATTCCATACTTTAGTAAAGGTAGTTGGATCTAATGCTTTATATGCTTGAACAATGATGTAATCGCCAAACGAAACATCAGTTGCCCAGTTGATATCAAGATATAAACGATTTTGTAATCTGTTAAAACGATAAAGGGTATGACCATTCAACTCTAAATCTAATAAAGCCAAATGAGACATAACTGTTTTATAGTAAATAATCGATGTAGATGTTAAATCATACAAATCATTTAAACGTAATTGATATTGTAAATCGAAAATATTCTTAGAAGAAGATGTTTGACCAACAGATAAAACTTTCTGAACACCATAAACCGAGTCATCAATGTCGATATATTTCTTATCGTATTCGCCAAGAACGCAAGGAGTACCTGTACCAAGAGTTGCAGTGATAGTGCCATTGCTAATTGTTTCACCAGCAGCAAAAGTGCCAACTACGTTCTTAACTAATAGCGTGTTACCAGTAGATGCTGCAGCATTTTCTCTGGTAACTGTTGCAGTTGCCCCAGAGGTAACACCAGTAAGTCTATCTTCTAAACCAAAAGAACCAGCATTATTAGTAGTGAGAGTTATTCTTGATGCTTTAATTTGACACTTAAGATATAC